TAGCCATCTTCTTCCACCTTGGAAATTACACCATTCTCACCTAAGAGCAAATTGTAATAATCCGGGTTCGAGCCTACCGCCACGTTATTTCCAGCCTGCCTTGCCAGTGTAACAATGTCATTCTGCCAGTTAGCCGGGCGGTTAGCCCCAAAGATGATCGCGCTGTCTACTCTCTGACCGATAGCCTCGTTTACTCTCGGTGTAATTTCACCAAAAATATCAAATTCTGCATCATCTAAAACGGCTTCCGGAATTGGCACAATGACCGCAAGCTCTGCAGCATTAATATAAACATTATCCCATGCCTGCTTAGAGGTCTGTTTCATTCCTGTATCACCTTCCACCCAATAGGCAGTAGGAAGGAAATCAAGCACCCTCATACGGGTCTGGTTGCTGGTCATGTTTGGCAACTTTCTAGCCATAGACATGAATGTTGACTGCTTTGGTGCGTCCTGGAAAATATTGTTTACTACCTGCTCACGGATAATCGCCTCCGCATCGGCTCTGCTTGTAATATGTACTGCCATAGTTTAAATCCTCCTTATTCTCTTCCTAAAATACTTCTTAATGCTTCATTGGCCTGTGTCTTCTTGTCTTCCACATTCTGATTAATTCCAGGAGTGGAAGAAACAAATCTAGGCGTATTCTGTGCTGACTGAAATAGGAAGTCGTTATCTTTCTTAACTGCTTCCAGTGCTGACTTAATATCCTGGGTTTGGTTACTGCTCTTTTTAAGGATGTCAATATCCAGAAATGGCATTACTGCTTTTTCATTCCTTGCGCCTACACCCCGGATTGCATCTTTCAATAGCTCATTGAACTGGGAATCTGCTTTAATTTGCTGAATCTCCGTGTCTTTACCAGATAACTTTTGTGTCAGATCTGAAACCTGTGTCTTTAAAGCTTCTACATCTACGCCCTCCATTGCTTTTAAGGCTGTCTGTGCTGTTCCAAGCTGTGTCTTATATCCGTCTCTTTCTGCAATGAGGGGGTTGATTTCTTTTCCATATTCTGCCATGACAAAGTCCACCTGTTCCGATGTTAAACCTTTTGCTGTTAATTCTTCTCTTTTCATAATTCTTATCCTTTCTATACTCTGTTTTACGTGTAGAGACACGCAAAGGCCGACTATTTAACGCCTAATCATCTGGCGGTTTTGGTACAAAAAAAGACGCATGACCCCGCGCCTCAATGGAAGATATTTCGGATCACCGCCTTTCTACTGCATGGAAGCAGTTTTGGGTGTATAGATTCTTTCCAGTTGTTGTGGAATATCCATTTCTTTTGATAGGTCCGTATATATTTTGGAAGTAACTCGCAGCCTGATTTTAACTGCTGATATGTCGTCTGGCTCTGCTTTTGCTTTTTTCAGAAGTTTGATATCCTGTTTTAGTTTTCGGATCGTACGTTCAAGCTTTCTTTGGTACTGAATGGCGCCGTATGTATCATACTCTTTTCTGTTGAATGTTCTCTTTGTGTTCTCACGTCGGTTCTGTTCCAATAACCATTCATCGGTGTATTTTCTTTTCGAGATTCCAGGAATAAATGCAAAACGAATGTGATAGCAATTGATTCCGGCAAAGCCTAACATTTCACCCAGGCCGCAGACAGTCCGCATCTCTTCTGAGCTGTACACCTTACCCTGCCAGTCTTGGTGATTCCTGAAACCCGTACCTGTATTTCTGGCTCCCATATGCCATTCAACTTCCCAGTAATCCGTTTGCAACTCCTCAGCGTTCTTTTCATTGACTTTATCGGTCAGTTGTCCCACTCCTGTCATAATTGCCCGGCGAGCTGCTACTTCCACCCTATCAGACCTACCAGAAGCGTAATCAACCGTGCGTAATCCGCTGGAGGTCATTTCGTCAATCACGCCGTTAATAGCCTGACTGTATGTTTTTACTCCTGTGATTATTTCAGTCATTGCATTATCCAGAGTTCGTTCCAGATATTCAGAAAGCGGAGTAAATACCGTTTCTTTCCCCATCTTTACATTGAAGCCCGTGGTCTGCGTGATGTTCTCCATAGGCCGGAGACTGTCTTTTGTCTGCTCTCTGATTGCGGATACGACCTGCTTCAACCATTTATTTTCCTGATAGGGTAGGTAGTCACGGCCCGCCGCCTCGTAAAGTTCTTTATTTGTTACATAATCGGACCTTGCAGCCTGCTCATAGATTTTATCTATCTGGAGGTCACTATCTTTTAGTGTATCACTGATTATCTTCTTAATCTTGGCCTTGCTTCCACCGATGGCGGCCAGACGCCCAATGGACCAGTCAATGAGCGGAGTAATTAAGCCGGCGTTTTCTATGCGTTCCACAATCTCCGCCATAATAGATAGTTCCATGGCTGTCATGATTCGCTCTATTGGCTTCGGAAGCTTTTCAAGCTGATCTGGTGTCAAATGCTCACCCCCTCCACTTTATTATTCCTCTGTCAACGCTGGCTTTGGTAGCCTCTCCGCTGCCTGTTCTTCGGTCTCACCATACCACTTAGCACGGTACTCCTCTGGGCGCATGATACCAGCTGCAAGGTCTTTCCGGTCCTGCTCTCGTTCTATTTCAGCATCAACAACTATGCTATCGTCCCAATCAAATGACATTTGAAAGCTTCCAGACGGTGCTAAATTATACAGGCTGCAATAAAAGCTCATTGCATTTACCGTATCTTCAAGCGCGCCCTGTAAGGCCATCTGGCAATCAGACACAAAAGTGTAGGACCTCTGCTTACTTGTCTTTATCTCTGTGGCTGTCTTATCTATGTTCTGAGGATCCGACAGGGTACCATAAGCCAGATTGCAGTTAAATTCCACTCGTTTCAACTGGTTATTAAAGCCATTGAACAGAGACGTGTCCCTAATATCTGGTGAAAATGTATCCATGAGGGGTTTATCCGCTGCACCGGAATTGTATTCAACCTCTCTGTACAGCCTATCCTTTCCTCCTGGATAGTCAAACTTGCCCCGGTTCTGGTCATATTTCAACAGGTTACTTGCAATATGCACCGCTGCCTCTTTTGCATCATACTCCCAGTTTATCTGACTGTAACGCTTATCTGCTTCTCTAATCAGACCAATTGCTCGGGAATAGACTGATACTCCAAGCGGGCTGTCAGTATCCCGGTTATTTGCAAGCGGCACCTTAAAGTACCCGAAAGGTAGTCGATCGGATCCGGCCATTTTCGCCTCTGGTGTAAGTTCTGACCATCTGTCAATCATATTCACACTGACTTCACTTCCAAGACTATATTCGTTTGTCGCAATAAAGGCCCTGTTTTGTATTGTCAGTATCCCATTTGTAAGGTCGTGGATTTCTAGCCTTGAATAGATTCTATCACCTTTTCTAAACTGCTCCAGGAATACACAGCGGGTCATGTTTCCCGACCCATCAAAATCTACCGGAAAGAAGTTGTCGGCCTGTACATATTGCACTGCAATCCCATTTGTAGTTACATAAGGCTTAAATATTAGTCCACCTTTTGCACAGCCATATTCTACATACAGCCGGAGTGATGAAAGAATATTTTTATACATCTCATTCAAGTATGTTGCCCTTGCGCTTCCTGATACCTCAGACTTTAATTCTAACGTGACCATTCTGGAAATCTCTGAGGCTATGGCTGCAGAAAGTTCTGCACTTTGTACTGTTTCAGACAACCAAGGAGCCTTTTCTTCATATAAGCGTGACCATAGTTCAATCTGGCTTGCCATCTTTGTTGTAAGTGCAAAGTCAATCTTTACATCAGAATCCTTGTTTAACACCTGCTGTATCATTGTCAGCATCTTAGTGTATCGCATTTTTACCACCTCCTATCCGTATTTGATTAACCGACTGATCAACCGTTCAAAGGTATACTCAAAGCTGTCTAAGCTGTCTATGTCGCTGGTTCCATCATCAAGCCTTACATTCTTCGTCAATTCCTTTGGATCCCATACAGCTGTACTCAAAGCATCTACAAGGCTTTGACATTCATTTAAAACATAATAAAAACGCCCTTGCGCCATGAGAATGGCAGTGGCGTTAATTCTATCGTTTATTTCAGTTTTAAGGGCATTCTCCACGCGGACCCATGATAGGCCATGTTTGCGTAAACTACTCCGTATTCCGGCAATCAATGTCTGTTCTGCGCTGTCTGCGTATACTGTTGTGATAAATCCATACCGGGATATGATCTTCTGGCAGAAGTTACAGAACATCGTCCCTAGCATATCCGGATCAATTTCGATCTGATTCCCTTTCTCGTCCTTGCAGCCGATCCACTCGGAAGCCAGGGCAACAACTTCTTTATACCCTCGTGTTATAGCTGTAGCAGTGAAGGAATGACCGGATCCGGATCCACCGAAGTCAATCCCCAGGATAATTTCCATGATATCCTTTGGCCTATCCTGTATTCGGAATGTGAATTGTTTTGTACTGGTATCATCAGCGAATCTTCGATAGATCAGGCCATTAGCAATGACCCTTTGTCCCTTAATATCCCTCAAATACCAAATACTATTTTTATCATACCTGCTTTCAATCTCCCGTAAGCGCTCCTGGGTGATATTGATGTTATCATAGATGGTGCAATGCATGTAATTGTATCCACCCAGAAAGTCACCGGCATCCGCCTGGGCCTGATACTTGTCGCTGTATTCCCGGTAAATATGTGCCTTAGGGTTATCCGGGTTTAGATCCCAGAATATTTTCAACCGTTTTGCTGCAAGCTGCCGGTTAAATGCCTCTTTGATCGTATTGTCATGGTGGAGGTTAATCTCCGTTGCAATCCACATACCATATGAGTTACCACGGATCTTCTTAAAACTATCCTCTTTTGCAGCTCCCGCAAATATGATAATCTTCTGCTCCCCTTTAGTATCCGGTCCCTTGACAAACAATGCCTCGTTGTCCTTATACTTTCCCCAATGGCACTGTCCCCGGAAGATCCACTCCAGGCCGAAGCCGTTTGCATCACCTATATTAAGCTTTGCATTACCTACGGTGGAACCGGTTGCCAAATGAATACGATCCGGTGTTGTCTTAAGCTCATGAGCAAAGGCGAATACATTATCTACCGTCTTGCCGGCTCGTACAGCACCCTCAGCTACGTTATATGAGCACTCTACGCATTTACGGATATAATCCTTATGCTTCTCTGAAAAGTTGAAAGGAATGGTTCTCTTACGGACGTATTTATTCGCCATAGACATCCCTCTCAATCTCTTCTGTGTCCTCTATCTCACTATTGTTTCCCGTAAGCTTATCCGTCTGTGCCTTAATCTGCGCTATCTTGGCCCGTTGTTCTGCTGTTGCCATGTCCATATGCTCCGTGAGCCAGTCAAGGGCCTTCATGCGGTCACCAAGCTTTATACTTGCGCCGTCCTTCCCCTGCTTCACCTCTGATATGATCGTGCCGTCCACGTCCGAGCTTTCACGGAATTTCACGGTGTTTACTATCTTGGTGAGTGTTTCACCTGTTTCCTTATCAACCGCTGGCCCGAACGCTCCCATGACAGGTACTTCTTCCTGCCCGAATGATAGGTAATCAGTGATATCAGAAAAGGCTATGTCCATGTACTTCTGGAAGATATCCGCCTCACTCAGAAATGCTTTGGAATACCGTTCCTCTTTGAGCCTCATGACTTCCTCCCTCACACTGGGATTTGCTAGGAGCTTGCACCCTTCTACATTTGCTGCCGCGTAGCTTACACCATACGCTTTCTGGTATGACTTCGTGGCATTAAATGACTTGCTGTAATAAATACAAAAAAGCCGTTGCTTATCGGTTAAGTCCTCATTACTCATTACTGACTCAATCTCTTTAGCCACCGCTTTCATTTCTACCTTGTTGCGTTTCGTTTTCTTTGCAACGTTGCATTCCTTTTCCTGCGTTGCGTTGCAACTCCATTTCCCTCTATTCTTCCATGACCGGACTGTACCTTCTGGAATCTCTAACTGGTTAGCTATATCTTTTAGCATTACTCCGCTTTCATAGAGTTCTCTGGCTTTCTCTTTAATCTCATCTGGAGCTCTTGCCAAACCTCACCACCTCACTTGTTTCGTTTTTATTTATTAAAAAAGAGACAGGATTTCCCGCCTCTCAATCGCGTTTATTTATGAATATCATTACAGTTAACGATACCATGGCTATTATAACAATCAACAAATTGATACTTGCTATACCAAACATTATAACTCCTCCTATGTTTTTTATATATCATAACCATGATTCATTAAAAGAAAACACCCATCACAGCATAACCATGACAGGTGTTTCAAAAAAAGGAGGCTCTGTATGAACAATTGAATAAGAATTTTATGTCGCTATTATACTTTTATGATATAAAGCCTTGACCTGTCCTGTGACATTCTTTGTTATATATTTTACCTTCCAATCAAAAGCGCCCATCGAGTTACACAAGACAGGCGCCCCGGGAGGTGTATTATGATGAAGCTGAATCGGTTCCCCC